TGCATTCCTCCGAGGGCCCGGCATGAAACTTGGTGGAACCGGGTCATCGCCGGTCCTGTTGTCACCTACCGGCGGGCCTGCGAGACTGTCGGGGCGGCGCCGAGATATGCGGCGAGATCAAGCGCCTCGGCCGCCTTCCGGATCGTGCCAAGCCGGGCGTAGACTGTGCTGCGATGGATCCCGAGGGCCTCGGCTGCCTCCGTCGGCGACATGTCGATCAGCGCCAGCGCGACATCCCTGCAGGTCGGTGTCAGACCCGCGAGAAGGCGCCGGACATCCCGGACCAGCCCGAACGCCTCGTCCGGTGCGCGCGCGACGGCGGCGTGCAGCGCCACACTGTCAGGCAGGGTTTCCGAGAGCGGCAGCGTTTCCTCATCGCCGCGACCCTCGGACGGAGTCTCGAAGTCGACCCACGCCCGCTCGGCCCGAAGGCGTTCGGTCGGCGCGGCCAGCGTGGCGATGCGGTTCGCCAGAACGCGGTCTGCGAACGTGTCGTACTGACCGCGGGAGGGGTCGAACCAGTCATCCCGGCGATAGAGGTGCAGACGCAGGTCCTGCTTGATGTCCTCGGCGTCCATGCCGGGGACCGAACCTGATCGAGCAAGTCGTTCGGCCCGGATGATGATGTTGCGGGAGACGCGCGAGCGCGCGTCGCAAATGGGGTGGAAACGCTCCATGAAGTTTCGCCTTCGTCCAGGTGGACGGGCACGCGGCCCGAGTGACCGGGACCGGCGAAAATTCGTTGGAGTGGCGGCCTTGGCGGGCTCAGCACAAAGAGAAACCGCTGAAACCCGGTTGGATTTCAGCGGCTTGGGAGGCGAACTTTTTCGAAGAAGTTATTGAGGTCAGTCAGCGAATTTTCGTCGGGACTGGTCCAGCTTGCCTTGCTGAAGGTCGTCGGCGTTGGCCACGAAACGGGCGACATACTCATCCCCGACCGTGGGCAGCGGTTCTTCTGCAATCCCGAAGGCAGCTCGCAGCACCTTGGAAAGCGCCTGCTTCTGTTTCTGGTGCTTCGAGGTGTCGGTGCTCTTCGCATGATGGACCGGGAGCCGACCGCCCTGCATCGCGAACGCCTTCAGATAAGTCCACGCCGCTTTTGGCTTGCCATTCTTGGCGTTCTTCATCTCGAGGCCGTCGGGCTCGAACCTCCGGGTCTCGCCCCTGAAACTCACGTTGATCACTTCATCGGCGACGAAGCGTATTCCGATCTCTTCCCATCGCGCGTCTGCCGGCAGTGCCCACGCCAGGTTGGAGACTGCATTATCCGTCCCGCTGGATACCTCAGCGCGGAGATCGGCGAACACGACGGTCAATGGTTGGCAGGGCTGCATTTGACCGCAGTCATCAAGGTCGACCAGATCTTCAAGCGCCATGCGCACGACGCCTTCGCGAGCCAGAGCGGCGGCAAGTTGCGCCGGAATCGACGACAAGGTCGGGGCCAGCAGCAGTCTGGGACCCGGGTGGGCAACCAACTCGTCAAATTGCGCCGCGTCCTCGCTTGCAAGCGGCCCCGGCACTGTCAGGAAAACTGGAAACCCTCGACCGGCAAACACATCATGTGAGCCGATCCTGAAGACCGGGCGACGGTCGAAATGGGCGGGCTGGTTGGACAGTTCGAGTGCGCCCGCGATGCTGCGCGCCAGCTCGACACGGTCAAGGCCGTAGATCATGATCTCGTTCTTGGTCAGATCGAGATCGGCACATGCTTTGGGGCTGTCACCGCATACAGCGCGGATGGCTCCGTCGTCGTGGTGTACGATTCGCCGGGGGCACCCCTCACCGCCTGGGGATGGGCAGGCGATGCTCGTCGCTGGTGTTCCGGTCGATCGTACCAGCGGCAGATGACAGCCGGGTTCATCGACAACCACGAAGCCGAATTCTTCACCCAACAGGCTGGCCCATTCGCGCCGGTCGGCGGCAGCATCTGTCAGCGCGTCAAGCGCTTTCCAGAACTTCGAAAGCCGCATCGTCATCCGCCTCTGATGGAACCGCCCAGAACCCGCGCGCCTTCAGCCAGGCTTCGATGACTTCCTCGTCAGACTCCCGTTCATAGCGGGCGATGTTCGCGGGCCTGATCGTCACGGACCGCTCTCGCTTGCTGCCATCGAATGCAAACTTGAAGGTTGCGTGCGTGAACGCGCCTCCGGTGAGCCGCTTCTCCCAACTTTCGCCGTAGGCTTTGAACAGGTCCTCCGACTTTCGAATTTCCATCTCCGAAATCTTTCCGGGCCAGCGACGGCCGAATTCCACGAAGCGCACGCCGGCAATTCCCTCGATATCCCCATGCGCCATTGCGTCCGGTCCCAGTTCGCGCAGCGGATCGAGTGTGTATCGCTCGGAGCGATCAAAATAATCCTCGCTGCCGAACAGCGCCTCGCCGAACGTCTTGAGATAGAGCTCGCGCTCGCCCTTTGTTCCGGCGTTCACGCCGATCTCGTCGGTCACGCTGTCGTAGATCAGCACGTCATGTTGTTGGGGCCGATAAAACGCGATCCCGCTTTCTCCGTCGTCCTGGTGTTTTCCTTCCCGACGCATCGGCATGCCGTGCCGCACGAGCAGCCAGATCTTCTCGCCACGCGGGAACGCGAATATCCGGCTGTTGCGCCCCCTGCGCTTCACCTCGAACCAGTTGTCCATCCGGTCCTGCATGGTCTTCCCGATGGCGTCAGTAATGACCGGGAGTTCGGCAGCCTTTCCCTTTGGGCGCGAGCCAGCGAAATACATGAAGTTCGAGCGCTGAAACGCCACCGTTTCGGCATGCTGGCGCTGCAGCAGCATGGGCTGCGCAAGCCAGATCTGGACCGAGACATCCGCTACCGACACCTCGTGGTCCTTGTCGATCTCGATCCCCGCTGCAGCGGCACGATCAAGCAGTTCGTCCATCGCCTCGTGGGACGCGGTTTCGTGTACGTAATAGAGAGCGTTGACCATGGCGTCAGGGACCGAGGCATCCGGGTTCATCAGAACCTTTGCGATGTCATCAAGCGGCATTTCGTCCGCTGACCAGGCGCTGACGTCGAGGCCGCGATCTTGGAAGTAGCCCTGCCAAGGCTCAAGAAACGACTTCAGTCTCGCAGGAGCAATTTGCTTTAGACGATCAGGGCTGGTGAAAATCCTTGGGTTGAATGCCGGCATGGGCAGCGCTGCTCCTCAAATTGTCGTCAACTAAGAAAGTTAGGGTGGCAGGCTGCTCGCCACAAGATTGTGTTCGCGAAAAGTTCCGATCGCGCAATCCGACAATCCGCCACCCCCGCCGGTAGGTGAGGAGAGCATCTGGAGCTCTCCCATGAACAGCATCTACCCGGCGCGCTGCGCCATCCCGCATTCCAGCACGCCAGCGCCCACTAGCGGGGTCGGCGCATGATAGATCCAGACGAACGCGAACAGGCAGCTCTGCGCGCAGCCCTCCGTAACATGGCCGAACTCATGGCCGAGATCGGATGGACCACGCGGTTCGCCGATCTCACCGAGGCACAAGCGCTCGCGATCGCGACGGCCGCCGTCGATGGCTTCCAGGAGGCGATGCAGACCAGCGCGCCCCGGCCCGATCCGGAGGTGCCGTTCTGATGGACGCCGGTTTCGACTTCAACCATCGGGAGAAGCCGCCCAGTTTCGCGGACACCGTCAATGCCTGCATCGACACCGCCCTTATCGCGGAACAGGCCGAACGTCCCCAACGCGACTATCTTGGGGGCAGCCGACTGGGCGACATCTGCCAGCGCAGGCTGCAGTACGAATACCTGAGGACGCCGAAGGACCCGGGCGCCGGGTTCTCGGGCAAGTCCCTGCGGATCTTCGCGCTCGGGCACGTTCTCGAAGACCTGGCCATCGTCTGGCTGCGCAGGGCCGGGTTCGACCTTCGCACGCGCAATCGCCATGGCGATCAGTTCGGCTTTTCGGTCGTGGGCGGACGTGTGCAAGGCCATGCCGACGGGGTGGTCGTCGCCGCGCCGAACGGCATGGCGGTTCCTGCGCTCTGGGAGTGCAAATCGGCGAACGCCAAGAACTGGCGGGAAATCGCGAAGCACGGTGTCGGAAAGGCCAAGCCGGTCTATGCCGCGCAGATCGCGCTCTACCAGGCCTATCTCGGCCTGACCGAGACGCCCGCACTCTTCACGGCGATCAACAAGGACACGTGCGAGATCTGGCACGAACTCGTTCCGTTCGATGCCGCACTGGCCCAGTCCGCCAGCGACAAGGCGGTGACGATCCTGCGCGCCTGTGATGCCGGTGAACTTCTTCCCCGCCACACGGCCGACCCCGAACACTTCGAATGCCGCTTCTGCGCCTGGCGGGAACGGTGCTGGGTATGACGGTCTCATCCGACACCATCGTGCCCGACGACGTCGCGCCCGACGCCGAAATGATCGCGGTCTATGCCGACGTCGTGTTCGGCTACTGCGACGGCTGGGTGCCGGTCCGTGCTCTGGCCGAGAAAGGCGCGGGCGATGGTCCGCCGCATGTGCCCTTCATCGAAGCGGACGCCACGCTCGCCGCGAAACTCGCGCTTCAGGCGACATGGGCGAGCGACGCCGGAATGGCCTTGTTCGTGGCGCCCGGTACGGTTGCGGCTCCCGGCGATGCGCGGGCGGAGAGTATCGTTCAGACGCAGGTGGTGCTGGTCGATCTCGACCATGGCGACATCGGCGCGAAGCGCGACCATCTCGTGCAGCACCTAGGCTGCCCGACACTCGAGGTCGCGTCCGGTGGTTTCACCACAGAGGGCCAGCGCAAGCTGCACCTCTACTGGCGTCTTACCGAGCCCGCCGAAGGCGACGACATCGCCACGGTCTGCCGCGCCCGTCACATGATCGCCGCGAAGGTCGGCGGCGACCCCTCCTTTCGGTCCGCGCACCAGCCGATCCGCGTGGCGGGATCGATCCACGCCAAACACGGTCTTCGGCGGCTGGTGCAGATCCTGAACCACGATCCTCGCGATCACGACCTTGGCGAGCTGCTCGAGGCAATCATCGCGATGCCGCCGCTCGAAGGCGAGAACGGGCTCGACTTCAACATGGCCGCCACCGAGCGTGGCAGCGTGACCGAGTTGTTCGGCCGCCAGGTTCGCGAAGGCGGCGTGGATGGCACCACCCGGTTCGACGCGCTTTCGCGCGTGATCGGCTACTGGATCCGCCGTGCTCGCGAAGGCCACGTGCCGCGCGAACAGGCGTGGGAGGAAATCGTCTCCTACAACACGGCCCGCGTTGCCCCTCCTTGGCCGGAGGCACGGCTGCGCGAAGAAGCCGAACGCCTCTGGAAACGCGACGCCGCCCGCAACGGCGAGATCGATGACGAGGATGATGGTTCCGATGGCGGCGGCCCTGCTGGCGGGGGGCATGATGGGCCAGTGCCGGTTCGCTTCACCGAGGATGCGCTCGCCGCAACCTTCGCAGCCCGACATGCCGAGACATGGCGCTACGTCGCCGGCTGGGGGCAATGGCTGACCTGGTCGGGCAAGCTCTGGCGGCGCGAGGAGACGCTGCAGGCCTTCGATCTGGCCCGGATGATCTGTCGTGAGGCGGCGGCGCGCGCCGGGTCTGCACGGCTCAAGGCGAAGCTTTCCAGCGCCGCGACAGTGTCCGCCGTGGAGCGGCTTGCCCGTTCCGACCGTCGCCACGCAACCACGACCGAGCCGTGGGATCGCGATCCCTGGCTCTTGAATACGCCCGGCGGCGTGGTTGACCTGCGTAGTGGCGCGTCGCGGCTGCACGACCCCGGCCTCTTCATGACTCGCATCGCCGGGGCATCGGTCGCCGACGCTTGCCCGGTCTGGCTCGGGTTTCTCGAGACCGTCACGGGCGGGGACGGCGAACTGCAATCCTACCTCCAGCGCATGGCGGGATACTGCCTGACGGGCGTGACCACCGAGCACGCGCTGTTCTTTCTCTACGGTACCGGCGCAAACGGGAAATCGGTCTTCGCCAACACCCTGACCGCCATCCTCGGCGACTACGCCACCGTCGCGCCGATGGACATGTTCATGGCCACGCAGGGCGATCGCCACCCGACCGACATGGCCGGTCTGCGCGGGGCACGCATCGTCACGTCCATCGAGACCGAACAGGGCAGCCGCTGGGCCGAGAGCAAACTCAAGGCACTGACCGGGGGCGATAAGATCACGGCCCGCTTCATGCGGCAGGATTTCTTCGAGTTCATCCCGCAGTTCAAGCTGCTGATCGTCGGCAACCACAAGCCGTCTATCCGCAACGTCGACGAGGCAATGAAGCGGCGCCTGCACATGGTGCCGTTCACGGTCACCATCCCTCCTGCTCGGCGCGACAAGCACCTGGCGGACAGGCTGCTCGCCGAACGCGATGGCATCCTCGCGTGGGCGCTCGAGGGCTGCATCGAATGGCAGCGGACAGGGCTGCGCCCGCCGCCGGCAGTGATGGCCGCCACCGAGGACTACTTCGAGGCCGAGGACGCCATCGGTCGCTGGATCGACGAGCGCTGCTCTGTCGGGTTGCACCTCAGCGCCAGCACCTCCGCGATGTTCACCGACTGGAAGGCGTGGGCCGATGCGAACGGCGAGTTTGCGGGCTCGGTCAAACGCTTCTCGGAAGCGCTGATCGTCCGGGGATTCGAGCGTCACAACACCCGGGCCGCGAAGGGATTCCGGGGCATCGCCCTCGATGACAGCAACTCTGACCTTTTCTCGGGAGAATAGGAAAATGCCAATGAAATCAGGGAGTGTGACGGATGTGACGGATCATACCTTTAAGACCATTACGCGCGCGCATGTGCGCGCCTGTGGAGCGGATAGGGAACCATCCGTCACATCCGTCACACCCGTCACCAACCCTCCGGTTCGGATGGAGGACGGTGGCGGACTGCACCGCTGCATCCTCGCGCTCGACCTCGGCACCTCGACCGGCTGGGCGATCCGCGGCCACGACGGTCTGATCACCAGCGGCACCTTATCGCTGCGCCCAAGCCGCTTCGACGGCGGCGGCATGCGCTACCTGCGCTTCACCAACTGGCTGACCGAGATCGACCGGCTGTCGGGGCCCGTCGCCGCGATCTGGTTCGAGGAAGTCCGCCGCCACGCGGGCACCGATGCGAGCCACATCTACGGCGGGCTCATGGCTACGCTGACCGCATGGGCCGAGCTGCGCGGCGTGCCCTACGAGGGCGTCCCGGTCGGCACGATCAAGCGTCACGCCGCTGGCAAGGGAAACGCCGACAAGGCCGCCATGATCGCCGCCGTCCGCGCCCGCGGCTTCAGCCCGGCCGACGACAACGAGGCCGACGCCATCGCCATCCTGCTCTGGGCGATGGAGACGAAGGGAGGTGTCGCATGAGGTGGCATCCCCAAGGTTACGGCGGCAGACGCCGGGATCCCGAACAGGTCAAGCGCGAGGGCTGGCGGGAACAGGGCGTCCTCGCGGTCTCCGCCGATGACGACCGCCTCACCTGGCCCGAGCGTGAACTGGTCCGCCAGCTCGGCGAGAAGCTCTACGGCCCGCGCCCTTCCGACAGGGAGGCGCGCCATGGCTGATCGCGAATGGACCGCCGACTGCGTCGCCGACCATTTCGAGGAGGCGTTCCGCACCCTGCGCAAGCTGCCGCCAGTGAAGGCGCAGGGCTATTTCAACACCTGGCCCGACATCGTGCGGACCAGCCGCGAGATCGCGGCGATGGAGCCGCAGCCGATGCGGGTCTGGCCCTCGGCCGCCGCGATCACCCGGCTCGAGCAGACCTTCGACTGGGTGCTCTGGATCGAGGAGGCGGAGCGCAAGCTGGTCTGGTCTCGTGCCGCCCGCGTGCCCTGGAAGCAGATCAGCGGCGAGCTCGGCTGCGACCGCACGACAGCGTGGCGGCGCTGGCAATTGGCGCTGACCAAGATCGCTGCGCGCCTGAATGCGCAGTGACTCCAATGTGTTGCAACACTTTTTCCTTCGACATCTGCAACAGATCCATGCTATTCCGAAGGCAAGATGGGGAGAGTGCGCTGGAAGGCTCGCTCTCCCCTTTGCGTTGACGGGGGCCTTCTGGACCCCGGTATCCAGCAAGGGTCCGGCCGGGGTCCAGCCCACGGCAGTTTCCGGTTCCTTCCTGGGCGTTTTCGTATGCTGGCGGGCGAAGCGCGGCACATCGCTAGCGACAGGGCCGGATTTTTGGGAAGCCACCCGGAAGCCGCTGCCCACTAAACCCGCCTGAAACACCGCAAATTCAAACCCTTGATGCTGGACACCCCTGGTGGCCGCTGGACCCCATGTGGAGTCCAGTCTGGACCCCGGAGTCCGGAAACCAGGGGTTTCCACCCTGATCCGAGGAATGACCCGCCGATGACGCTGAGCTTCGCCCCCGAGCGGATCGAGCAGTGGCCGCTTGCGCGCCTGCAGCCATACGCGAAGAACGCCAAGGCGCATGGCGCGGACCAGGTCGCCAAGATCGCCGCCAGCATGGCCGAGTTCGGCTGGACCGTGCCCTGCCTCGTGGCGGAGGATGGCGAGCTGATCGCGGGTCATGGCCGTGTGCTGGCCGCGACGCAATTGGGGCTGACCGAAGCGCCGGTGATTGTGCTGGGGCACCTGACCGAGGCGCAGCGTCGGGCTTACCGGATTGCGGACAACAAGCTCACGGAGCTTGGCACCTGGGACGAGGCGCTGCTGTCGGCGGAACTGAACGACCTGCTGGCCGAGGATTTCGACCTGTCGCTGGTCGGCTTCTCGGACGGCGAACTCGACAAGCTGCTGGCCTTCGTGCCGGAGGGGGACGGGGAAGAAGGTGGCGCCGGGGGCTCCGTGCCGCCGGTGACCATCCCCGAACCGCCGCGCAATCCGGCCTCGCGCACCGGCGATCTGTGGATCCTCGGCGACCACCGCCTGCTCTGTGGCGACAGCACCAGCGCGGCCGACGTGCGCCGCCTGATGAATGGCGAGCGGGCGATCCTGTTCGCCACCGACCCGCCGTATCTCGTCGATTACGATGGCTCGAACCATCCGACCCGCAACAAGGATTGGTCCGCGTCCTACGGCACCACGTGGGACGACTCCTCACAGGGCGCGGAGCTCTATGACGGCTTCATCTCGGCAGCCGTCGCCGAGGCGATCACCGAGGACGCCGCCTGGTACTGCTGGCACGCCTCGCGCCGCCAGGCGATGCTGGAAGCGTGCTGGGAAAAGGCGGGCGCCTTTGTCCATCAGCAGATCATCTGGGTGAAGGACCGCGGTGTCCTGACCCGGTCGCATTACCTCTGGAAGCACGAACCCTGTTTCATGGGCTGGCGTCGCCCGAACCGGCCGCCGAAGGTGGCCGAGGAAACGCTGCCATCGACATGGGCGCTGCCGAGTTTCGCCAAGGACGACCGGCCCGACCATCCGACGCCGAAGCCGCTCGATGCGTTCGGGATCCCGATGCGCCAGCATGTGGTGCGGGGCGGTCTCTGCTATGAGCCGTTCTCGGGCTCGGGCTCGCAGATCATGGCGGGTGAAGCCAATGGCCGCCGCGTCTTCGCGATGGAGATCAGCCCGGCCTATGTCGATGTCGCCGTGGAACGCTGGCAGGCCGAAACCGGCCGCGACGCGATCCTTGATGGCGACGGACGGACCTTCGCGCAGGTGAGGACCGAGCGGCTGGGCGACGACGCCGACGCCCCGGCCGATGCCCCGGTAACGGACGCTGAACCCGCGCGAAAGCGCAAGACCGCCGCGTGACATGCATGACCTGGCTTTACCTTCCTCCGGATGCGCTTCCGGAGCCGGAGACGCATGCCTCTTCGGCCTCTCCCTCTGCTCCGGGGCGGGCGGTCTCGACCTCGGGCTCGCCATCGCCATCCCCGGCTATCGTGCTGTGGGCCATGTCGAACGGGAAACCTACGCCGCAGCCACTCTCGTGGCGCGGATGGAAGACGCGTCCCTGGATCGCGCGCCTGTCTGGGACGACGTTGCCACCTTCGACGGCCGCCCTTGGCACGGCGCGGTGGATATCGTCACTGCGGGCTATCCGTGTCAGCCGTTCTCCGTCGCGGGCAAGCGCCGGGGCGCGGACGACCCGCGCCACCTCTGGCCGCATGTCGCCCGCATCATCGGCGAGGTTGAGCCGCCCTTCGTGTTCCTCGAGAATGTCGCCCATCATCTCCGCCTCGGCTTCCCCGAAGTCGCCGCAGGACTGGTCGGCATGGGCTACCGCCTTGCGGCAGGCCTCTTCACGGCGGCGGAAGTCGGCGCGCCCCAGAAGCGCGAGCGGCTGTTCATCCTCGCCATTCGCGAGGGGGATGAGCTGGCCGACCCCGCGCGCCTGCTCTGGCACCCGATCGAGTGGCGGGAACCGGACGGAAATGCTGCGGCTCTGGCCGACGCCGAGGGCCAGTGCCAACGAGAACCGGCAGACGAAACCCACGCCCTCGCAGGAAGCGGGCCAGCATGGGATGAACCTGGCGACGACGGCTGTGATGTGGCCGACGCCGATGGCGAACGATGGGGGCAAGCCGAGCGCGGGGAACCGCAGGTCGGCCGACCTGAGCCACTCGGCGGGGCTGTGGATGACGCCGACAGCCCGCGATCACAAGGACGGGGCGACGACACTGGCGAACACGCCGGTGAACGGCCTGCTTGGCCGCCAGGTCCTGGTGACGTCGATGGCTGGGCGCGATACCTCCGAGCCGCGCCGGACCTTGAACCCGCTGTTCGTCGAGGCGCTGATGGGCTGGCCCACCGGGTGGACCGGCTTCGCCTCTGTGGCAACGGCGTGGTCCCCCTGGTTGCGGCGCATGCGCTGCGAACTCTGGCAGTTGAGCTGCTGGCGGATGATTGAGGGGGCGACATGAAGCAATCGCGCGCCATGTCGCTGGTCGAAGCGGTCGCCAATGTGATCGTCGGTTACGGCATCGCTGTCGTCACGCAGATCCTGATCTTCCCGGTCTTCGGGCTGCACACAACGCTGGCGCAGAACCTGAAGATGGGGGCGGTGTTCACCGTGGTCAGCATCGCACGGTCCTATGTCTTGCGGCGGGTGTTCGAGGCGATTCGTACGAAAAAGCCTCTGTCACCCGAGAACTCGGGCTAACACCAGCTTGCGGCAGCAACTATCTTCGTCTCGACAAAGCAGAGAGGTTGATCGTGGCCCGAGGTAAACCTGTTGAAATCGCGACCCGCAGCTTCGAAAATCAATCGAGGGCGACAGAGTTTTTCCGCGAGATGTTGAGTCGGTACAAGGCAGGTGACCGGGTCTCCGATGATGACGCTCTGGACTTGTCAGCATTGCTTGAGCGCCATGATGAGTACCCGCAGAAGGTGGGCAAAGGCGTCGATCATTTCGAAGTTATGGCAACAGAGCACGGTACGAACTGCTTCAGGATCGTCCGCATTGATGGCACGGGAACGGACTTCTCCTACAGGCACTGCATCACCCAACGGCCGCCAAGCAGAAAGCAAGAGGTTTCGGCGGCTTTTCGTCGAGTCATTCAGCTCGATCTATATGCTGCCCGTGACAAGTTCTTTTCCGATCATCGGGGTGAAGACGGCAAAGTCTCGTGCGCCGTGACTCGTGAAAGGATTGCGCGGGATGAAGCGCACATGGATCACAGGCCGCCAATGACCTTCGAAGTCATCGTCACAACCTTCCTTGAAGGGCGTGGAATGAGTCTCGATCAGGTGCCGATTACATCAGGGCTAGACGAGCAAGTATCGCCAGAAGTCACCGATGTGGATTTGGCTGAAGCATTTCGCGGCTATCACGCGCGAGTTGCGAAGCTTGATATCGTGAAGAGTGCGATCAACCTTGCACAGTCATCCCGCAACAGGATCAAGGACGGCCGGGTGAAGCTGACCTAGCCCGACCGTCTGAGGCCACGGTCTTTCACGAGATCCGGTAGACCCGCCCGCGCCCCTCGACCTTCTCCGAGGTCACCTCGAGCCCGAGTTTCTTCTTCAGCGCCCCGGCCATCGCGCCGCGCACGGTGTGCAACTGCCAGCCCGTGGCGGCGGTGATATCTCCGATGGTGGCGCCGTCCGGCGCGCGCAGCATGGCGATCAGCGTGGCCTGCTTGGTGCCCTCGCGCGGCGTGCGCGCCTTGGGCGCTGCGTCTGGTTCGCTGTGGGTCTCGGGCGCGGGCCCTTCGTTCGGCGCGTTCGTCGCGCCCACGGACGCGGTGTTTGCGTCCTCGGGCTCGATGCCGATGGCGGCGAGGCCTGCGTCGGTGGCGACTAGCGTGGTGCCGTGGCCGTCGCCGGTCTCGCGCCACATGGGTTCGCCCTTGCGCAGGTCAGCATCGACCTCCTGCAGCAGGCCCTTGGCGATCATCGCGCCGACCACCTTGGCGGCGGCACCGCCGCGCAGGCTTTCGGGTAGCGGCAGGGCGATGCGCTCGCGCCGCTGGGCGGCGGCGCTCAGGATCAGGGCTTGGGTGTCGGAAAGCTTGGTCATCGTCGTCTCCCGTATCGGGGCGCGCGGAATGCGAGCCCTTCTACGAGGTCGAGCCCGCCAGTCGGCGGGCGGGACCAGTAGCGGATCGTCTCACTCGGCGTGTTCGCTTTCGTGGAAGGCCATGTCGGTGATCTCGCGCAGCTTGGCGCGGTAGTGGTTCAGGGTGCCGACGTGGCCCCAGTTGATCTCGTCGGGGTGGGTCTCGAAGTGGTCGGCGCTGAGGGCGGCGAGGCGTTCCAGCATCGCGTCGATCTCGGTCTTGGCGGCGATGAAGGCGTCGAGGGCTTTCGTGTTGTCGGTCGCGCGGCGGGTCATCGTGGTGGCTCCTTGGGTCGAGTTGCATCGCTTCGTTGGAGTGACGTTCGCTCTGTCCGCCGCGCCTATCAACTCGATAAGCGCATGATTTCGAATGATAATCGGAGCCGTCGATGCAGGGCATGAGCGAACGCCAGTACGCTGCCCATGTCGGCCTGTCGCGGGGCGCAATCCAGAAGGCGAAGACGGCCGAACGGCTTGTCCTCTATCCGGACGGCAGCATCAACGCGGCCGCCAGCGACGCCCGGCGTGCCGAGACGACGGACCCGTCCAAGACCCGGAAGCCACCCGAACCGAAGCTGAAGCCCGTCCCCGAAGCTGCTATGTCTGCCGTCGGCGACACGCTGCGCGAACAAGGGTTGGCGGTGCCGGCGGTCGGCGGCGGCACGACCTTCCTGCAGGCGAAGACCGCGAACGAGGTGCTGAAGGCGCAGGAGCGGCGCATCCGGCTCCAGAAGCTGAAGGGGGAGTTGATCGAGCGGGCCCGCGCGCTGGCGCTGGTGTTTCGCCTGGCGCGGGAGGTGCGGGATGCGTGGGTGAACTGGCCCTCTCGGTCGTCGGCACTCATGGCGGCGGAATTGGGCGTGGAACCAGCCGCGATGCAGAAGGCCTTGGAAGAACATGTACGCGCCCACCTCGACGAACTTGCCGAGGTCCGGCCCGACTTCCGGTGAAACTGGCGACGACCTGACCGACTTCGACGGCGCGGCAGAAATCCTGCGCACCTGGGGCGCGGGGCTGTCGCCCGATCCTGATCTCACAGTGTCACAATGGGCGGACCGGCACCGGATGCTCTCGGGCCGCGCCTCGGCCGAACCGGGGCGCTACCGTACGGCGCGCACGCCCTACATGCGCGAGATCATGGACCGGCTGTCGCCCGGCGATTCCACGCAGCGCATCGTGTTCATGAAGGCGGCACAGGTCGGCGCGACCGAGGCGGGCAACAACTGGATCGGCTTTGCCATCCACCAGGCGCCGGGCCCGATGCTCGCCGTCCAGCCGACAGTGGAACTGGCCAAGCGCAACTCGCGCCAGCGGATCGATCCGCTAATCGATGAGAGCCCCGAGCTGCGGGAGCGGGTCAAACCGGCGCGCTCACGAGACGCGGGCAACACGATGCTGTCCAAAGAGTTCGCGGGCGGCATCCTGATCATGACCGGGGCGAACTCGGCGGTCGGGCTGCGCTCGACCCCGGCGCGGTACATCTTCCTTGACGAGGTCGACGCCTATCCGGCCTCGGCCGACGAGGAAGGTGACCCGGTCACGCTGGCCGAGGCGCGCTCGCTGACCTTCGCCCACCGGCGCAAGGTCTTCCTGGTCTCGACGCCCACCATCCGGGGTCTGAGCCGGATCGAGCGCGAGTATGAGGCGAGCGACCAGCGGCGGTTCTTCGTACCGTGCCCGCATTGCGGCGCGATGCAATGGCTGAAGTTCGACCGGCTGCGCTGGCAGAAGGGCCGCCCGGAGATGGCGGAGTATCACTGCGAGGGCTGCGAGACGCCCATCGCTGAGCACCACAAGACGGCAATGCTGGAGGGCGGTGAATGGCGGGCGACCGCCACGGCCGCCGATCCGACCACGGTCGGCTACCACCTCTCGGCGCTCTATTCACCGGTGGGCTGGCTCAGCTGGGCTCGCATCGCCCGCGGCTGGGAGGCGGCCCAAGGGTCGGACGAGGCGATCAAGGCATTCCGCAACACCATCCTCGGCGAGACATGGGTCGAGAGCGGGGAAGCCCCGGACTGGCAGCGGCTCTACGACCGGCGCGAGCGCTGGAAATCCGGTATGGTGCCAGCGGGCGGGTTGTTCCTGACCGCCGGGGCCGACGTCCAGAAGGACCGGATCGAGGTCGACGTCTGGGCCTGGGGTCGCGGGTTGGAAAGCTGGCTCGTCGATCACGTCGTGATCGAGGGTGGGCCAGACCGGCACGACGCGTGGTCGGAACTGACGGCTTTGCTGGACAGGTCCTGGCCACACGAACGCGGCGCACATCTGCGCATCGCACGGCTCGCCATCGACACCGGCTACGAGGCCCCCGCGGTCTATTCCTGGTCGCGGGCGCAAGGGTTTGGGCAGGTGTCGCCGGTGAAAGGCGTCGAGGGGTTCAACCGTTCGAGCCCGGTATCGGGGCCGACATTTGTCGATGCGACCGAGGGCGGCAAACGTCTGCGGCGCGGGGCTCGGCTCTGGACCGTGGCGGTGTCGACCTTCAAGGCCGAGACCTATCGCTTCCTGCGGCTGGAGCGCCCGACCGAGGAAGACATGGCTGAGGGGGCGGCGTTTCCACCGGGATCGGTGCATCTGCCGCATTGGGTCGAGAATGAATGGCTGAAGCAGTTCGTGGCCGAACAACTGGTAACGGTGCGCACCAAGCGCGGCTTTGCCCGGCTGGAATGGCAGAAGCTGCGCGAACGCAACGAGGCGCTGGACTGCCGGGTCTATGCCCGCGCCGCCGCCTGGATCGCGGGCGCGGATCGCTGGACCGACGAGAAATGGCGCGATCTCGAGGATCAACTCGGGGCAGCGCCAACGGAAATGGATGGCGCGGGGCGGGTCAACCGGCCGCAAGCCG